AGCAAGTCTGCTGCAGTTACAGTATCTGTAGCTACTGCAGTTGTAGATTGTGTTTCATCACTATCTGCAGATGCCATTTTGATAAGACCATCAAAAGTACCTGATGTATAAACACCATCGCCTTGATTACCAAGTAATAGTGCATTTTCGATACCTTTTGCATGTGATCTAACAATTGATTCCCTAATTAAAGGAAGTATTGGCATAATTGCATCTTCTTCAGTTTCATTACCTAAGTAAGATTGTGAAATAAGTTTGTGAGTTGATAGAGTTTTCTCTGCCAAATCAATACCACCGAAAGGTGAACCATAGGTATCGCCTGTCTGTGCTAAGTTACCATGTGGAGATGTTCCACTGGCTGTTTGTGCTGTTGCAAATTCAGCATATCCAGAATCTGGAAGGATAGGGATAATCATGTTAGCGGAATTCATTTGAATTTCTCTAAACAAAGGAGCTAATACTAGCTCATTTTGAATATCTCTTTCAACATTTGTAGAAACAACTTGTTCAAAGTCTGCACTTGAAACGCCTACACCTGAGTGTGCGTTTACTTTTTCCATTACGCTTTTAGCGTAAGGAGTGTCAAATCCTCGACCAGTTGCTAATCCTAAGATTTTAGCATCTACAATGTCGCCTTCGAAAGCTTCTTTCCAGTCGCCTTTTCCTCTATCTGCAAAAATTCTTTTTGATTCGCGCATAGCTTGAATCTCTTCAGATTTTTCGGATAGTTCAGATTGAAGTTCTTTAACAACAGACTCTAAGTCTCCTTGTCTTTCTTCAACCTTAGCGGCAACGTCATTGATTAACTTCTCAGCTCCAGAAATACTTGACTTAACAACTACTTTCTGTTTTTCCTGTTCAGCGTCCAATTCAGCTTTTTCAGATGCTTCTACTTCAGCTTTCGCTGTAGCTTCTGCTTCGTCTTTAGCTTTTTGCTCGGCTTGTTTCATAGCAATGCTAGTTGCAGTTTGATCTGCCACTTGCTTTGCAAATGCTTCAAGGTCGAACTCAGGGCTTACTTCAGGAGTTTTATTTTCTTCTGACATTTTTGTCTCCGTTTTGTCGGCTTTTGCCTCGCTTGACTGCTCAATCTTTGCGTTAGCGTCGATTGAGGAAGTCTCTTGAATAAAGTCTTTTTTGAACTGATCGTACTCTTCCATACTATCAAATGATTTTGCTAGAGAGAAGACTGCGCTTTGGTTACAAGGAACCGAAACAACAGACACTTCAAATAGTTCAGCGTCCTTTATCTTATATCCATCGGTTTCTGATATATAATCAGCGTCCTTGACTTTGAAACCGACAGAAAAAGCTCCAAGAACGCCATCTTTAATAAGATCTTTAATTTCGCCAGCAGATTTGGATATACGAGCAGTAAGCTCTAGTCCGTTTTCTGTGACTCCTATTTCTTTTGCACGACCAATAGGTCTGTCATAGTTGTGGTTAAACAATATAACTGGATTGTTTTTGAAATTTTCCAATCCACCTTTTGTCCATGCGTTACTTTCAATAATATCTCCAGCACGATCCAATGCGTCCGTACTAGCTGATCCTTTGATATCTAGTCCGCCATCATCATCTTCTGATAACATTTTGAAAGAATTTGTCCAATGAAAAATCTTGTCAGACATAGTTAATCCTCCTTCTCGACCTTAGCCTTTTTGGGCTTAGGTGCTGGAGTCTCTACGACTGGTGCGACTTCTATTGGAAATCTAAATCTAGCGGCTGCTAAAACCCTGTTCCAGGAACCAAACTTTCTTCTTAGAAGATAGTCCCTTACAGGAGCTTTCTCGTCCGCTTTATAATCTGATAGGCTTACAGTATCCACGCCTTTTGCTTGCATGTACTCTGATAAAGCCCTTAGCATCATATGTTTTGTCATAATTATTCCTCTGCGGGTGGGGTGTCTTCGTTTTCCTCTGGCCTTCCACCTTGCTCTGGATTTGCGGCTGACCCTGCAATATTTGCAGGAACTCGCGGTTGATCAAATCCGTCAATCGTCTCAAGTCTCAACGCCTCCCTTGCTTCATTCGGTGTTAATATTCCCGTGTTTACAAGTGTGGCGTAGTAGTTTGCCTGATCTCTTAACTCAGGCTGAAGAGCGGGCACTTCGCTCACATCTTCATTTAGTTTAAAACCGAAGAACCTCTCGAAAGCATACCCCATCTTTCTAATGATAGGTAGTATGGTTTCTAAATAGTACAGACGATGATTTGGTCTAATGTTAGCATTATTCCCACCGTCCAATAAAATTGGTGGTACACCCATTGCTTCTAAAATTATTCTTTCATTAGTTTTTATGCCTTCTTGAAAGTCTAAGTTTTGGAAGTTTACTTCTGTTAGGTTTTCCACTTCTAATCCACCATCTAGGAATAATGGTCTACGACCTCCTGATTGTGGGTTATATCTAGCTACCCAAGCCTGTAACATTCTCTCTTTGATTTTCTCAGAGAGTGTGTTTGGGGACTTAAGTACTAAACCTGGTACTGCTCCGTTCTTGAAGAAGTTATCTTGGAATCTTCTCATACTTCCAAGTAACTGCATGGTTCTCCATGCTGGCTTCAGTCTAGGAACTCCTCTATAAATAGAGTTAAAACTGTTTTCTTTAATATGTATAATTTCTTTTGGACTATACTCAACTCCGTTGTCAAACACAAATTTTTCAATATATGTGTTTTCATCGGTTTCTATCGTAACTTTGTCTGCTGGTAAATGATAAAGATGCGCTCCATCAAAATACACAAAAATATTACCATCTATTAGTAAGTCGGTAATTAAGTTTCTTTTAAATGCGCTGACATCTTGAAAAGGATTAGGCTCTCTATTAAGTAGTATTTCGAGCTTACTTCGTCTCATGTTCTTGACGATATTATTTGTTCCTTTTAATTGCTCACCAACATCAAACGGTATATCCGCTGCGTCGTCCACTATCATGTTAACTGCGCGGTTTACTACTTCTAATTGTTCGTAAGCATTTCTATAGTTGGTAACAACTTCACGAGTACTTAAAGACCCGCCTTCTTCTCCTGCAATATAGGGCTGAGAAGGGTTTAACTTCTCGTATTCCTCACTTGGTGAGGTTCTTCCTAATATTCTGTCATACCATGCCATATTTGTCTCTCTGTATACCCACCCATCTCTCTTGTTTTCTTGCTGTTACTACTCGTGGGCGTTTGCCGTAGATGGAGTGAAGTTTCATATGATGTTCGTGACATAATGTAACAGCAGCTTCGTAAATTTCTTTGTTGTGTTTGTTAATAAACTGTTCGCGGACACTTAAAATATCTTCTGCATCAGCTATTTTTATCTTATTCTTTCTCAGCCAAATCTCTAACAACTCTGTTAGACCGTGGAAATGATGAAAGTCCAGATTCTCTGTTGTTCCACAGATAAAGCATTCCGTCCCTTTATTGTATTTCGACTTAGCCTTATCCCGAACATATTTAACTAGATCTCTTTTTAGTTCCATAACTTATTCCATTCATTAAATTATACTATCTTTTGGCACTGTTGTCAAGAACTATTTTTGTGCGGTGGTAGCTAGAAGCTAGTGGCACTTGTTTCGAACGAGTACAACGCATACCGTAATGCATCTGCCATATGAGAAGCATAGTTATGTTTTGGTTTTTCCCTTAGTAAATTCGGATTCGGATCCCACTGGTACTGATCAAGTGAACTTAGACTTTCGTGACATTTTTGGTCTACTATAAGTCTATCATTATCACAAATCGCTGCCACATGACCTATCCCGTCTAGAACAGATTTCTTTGCGTTAATAGTACTAATATCATAGTTTTGTGCAAAGTCAAATCTTGTTTGTTGAGCGGCCGAATCAATGTAAATGTAATCTATATCCCATTTTGTAATTAGTCTCGATATTTCTATTGCGTGTTGTTCTGTAGTTCTTTCTGCGTTGAGATACTCATCTAATAAGTAGTATTTCTGAGCGTCCCAATCATAACCTATTACACAGAAAGCTGTAGGGTCTTTGTAACCTACGTCCATTCCTGCGAATACATCCATTTTAGAAGTGTCAAGTTCTGTTAAATCTTGTTGACATTTCTCCAAATTAAATCCCCATACTTGACCTTCAAATACATTGAAGTCTGCCATATACTCTTGATTGAATTCAGATTCAGACATGGTTTTCCGTGCTTCTGCTATATCCTCATCAGAGATACGTGGGTTTTCGTGGTAGGTTGCTTTGACAGAAGCCCATTCAGGAAACTCTCCTGAAAAGCCTCTATGCCAAAATTCTGCAAACCAATTGTTTCTACCCCTAGGAGTAGATATAAAAATTGCTTTTGAGTTTTCTTTATCTAGTGTTGGTCGTAGTGCGACGTTGAAAGCGTCCCTTCCATCCACGAGTGCGGCTTCGTCGAAGATGATAAGATCGTAGGACCTACCAACGACCGAATCCACTTGATTAACCGATCCCATACGGATCGTAGAATGGTTCGAAAGCTCGATAACTTTATCTTTTGCATTATCTTTTATTACCTCCAAATCAAAATGTTTGATTAGTGTTCTTTGAAGGTCGAATGATATCTGCGAAAGTGAATAGTTTGGTGACATAAGTAAAACATTAGTACCTGGTACTAGACACACGAGTTGCCCTATTACATTTGCAATATATGTTTTTCCTTGCCTACGTGAAACTGCCGCAGTAACAAAACGATACTTCGGATTATTGATTGAATTGATGATTGCTACTTGTGTGCTATTAGGTTGAATACCCAATAAGTCCATGTAGCCTTCGATGGGAAGCTTAATGAATCTGCGTTCATCAAAACTCATTAAACTTTCGGTGACTATGTCTGTTCTAGATATCTCAAGCATTAGTGAATCGTTTCATTGTTAAAAAAGGATTCTACTTCATCTAAAAAGCCCTGTTCCTCTACTACGTTATAGAGGTACATGAAAGCGAGCGCAACATTTTTCATATCTTGCTCTTTTTTAGATAGTGCTCTTTTGTCTTCTACCATATTTATGGCGGCCGTAAAGGCACTGGCATTTACTATACTTTCTTGTAGCCATAAATGTCGTCCATCTACTACTTTCATGTTTTCTCCGTTTGGTTATACTCTAGTGTTGATTGAGGTAAGCAGAATAGCAGCATTTGCTGCGAATATTGCGTGAGCTCTATCTTTTACGATAACTTCTCTTTCTCCGCCACCTAAAGTAATTGTTCCGACTACTGAACCACTTGCTGCAGTTACGACTGTTACTAAGTATGCTGTAGTACTATTATTGTACATAGATACTTCGATACCATTCTCAACTGTTGATGCTGTGCCGGTAGTAGTTGGAGCCGCAATTTGCGCTCCTTCTAATTTAAATCTCATTGATTTCTCCGTCTCTTGCGAGCTTTCCCTTGACGCCATTTAATTGCTCGAAGGCGGCGCTTAGCCGCTTTCTTGCTTTTTGACGTTCCAGGAGTATTTTTAATTTTCCACCCCTTATTCGTTTTACGAACGGGCATAATTTAAAAGTTCTTCTTTACAAAGAACGCTGCACTGTCCATAAACTCTCCGTCTCTAGCTGAGTCAAGAACTTCCATTCCTAATACCCAACCTTTATCCGTAGTTTTTGAAACTGTGAACATCTGGTAAGTAGAATCGTCATATCTTATACCATGTCTTACTGATAAATCAACAACTTTAACTAGAGGCATTTTTAAATTAACTTCTCTATAGTTGTTTTCTCTATCGTCCATATCTGTATATTGATACATATCTATCCAATCATTACCAACTCCAACAAACCATTCTTCTGTATGGTCTATTGCTTTATCGTCGTAGCGATACTGGATTACTCCACCATCAAACCACCACTTATCGTTTACTTCTAAGAAGTAACCTGCGTATAAATCGTATTCATAACTTGCGTCACCAATACCCTCTACTTCGCCGAGCCATACGCCTCCGTACGCTCCTTTATAATCAAGCTGCATCCAACCCTGTGCGGATCTATTCCCCATAGATTGAGATTCACCTCTAAATAAATAGTCACTATACACTCCAACATCTCCACTCACTCCTGCGAAAGAAGGTAGTGTGAACATCATAAGTGCAACTGCTAGTAGCTTTTTCATTATTTTCTCCCTAATATTGCTGAGAGCAACACCTCACGGTCTTTACCCCGAGGAAGTGCCGTCAACTCCTTGGTTGTGAGAAGGCGGTGCAACTTTTCACGTTGCTTAAATATGAGTATCGCAGTAGCCTTCTCAATCGCGAATATCATAGGTGGTAAAGATAGTTTCTCTTCTAGTTTTCTTTGTTCAGCTGTTTGCATAACAGCCTCCTTAAGTTAATCAAGTAGAGGGTTTCTATCTTTCGCCTTTCCAATGTTTAATGCAAATCTGTCGATCCATTTATAAGCTTTTGCCCATAACTTATCGTCCATAGGTGTATCAGTCATAGCAACTACAGCTGAACAAACCGTGATAAGTATAGGTAACACTTGTATTAGTCCCCACAGTACTTTTATCAATTCAAACATTCTTCATCTCCCAGAAGGACTATGTCCTCCGCTTTTGCTTACTTATTAGGCCCTAATGCAACAGGTCTGGCCATTCCGCCAGTTGCCTTAACATCAGCGCTAGAAGCATAGATTTTATGAAACTGTCTACGTTTCCATAAAATCATTGACTCTCCTGCAGTTAATCGGGTTGATCCTATTAACACAGGGGTGTCTCCGCTACTACAATAGTATACAGTTTCTACATTTGCCGATTCATTTACGATTCGTACATATGTTAATCTGTCTCCACATGTAACAGCTGTTTCTTTTGTGGTGGGCAAAGCAATAACTGCTTGTCCCGGTGAAAATGCTAACATTTTACTTTCTCCTTTTACCTCGCCTTGCTTATCGTCTTAGAGAGGCAGGTAATTTACCATATCCTCTTTTCTTACGTTGAAGCTGTTTCTTTCTAGCTAGTAGTAAGTTTTTTCTGATGTCGCGTTTTTCAACAACTTCCTCAACTTCAACTTCTACTTCTACTTCTTTTGTAATTTTTTTATCCATTAGCAAACTCCATCGCTGCTTCTTTAGAAGCATGTTTACTTTGCTTGCCGTTAGGGTCTAAGAGGCAATGAGCCCCTCTCTTTACATAGTAACCCCAACCTTCAGGTAATTCAGATAATTCAGGCTTCTTCTTAGAAGGTGCCTTTACCTTTGGTGACTTAGTCACATCTTTCTTGTCATATAATTCTTCCATAATTTCTCCTAATGTAGGTTTAGCATGGCAAGTATTATGCCACCCATTGTTACAATTGCCGCGCCTGCGGCTCCGATTAGTATTGTTTCTATACGTGTTATTGATTCATCAACACCGTCAAAGCGCTTGGCAGACCTTTCTTCAATCGATTGAAGCTGATTGAATACGGTTTTCCAACGTTCGGCGCATATTGCTTCATGTTTGCTTAGCTTTGACGCTACTTCTTCAGTATTCATTTAGCTTCCCCAAGATTGCTCTGTGTAGATTTGTACACAATTTAAATTATACCAAAAATCTAGGTTCTTGTCAAGCATTATTTTTGTATGGTATAAATTTTGACAGGTTCAGATTTTCCTTTTACAATAACCTCGTCTATAAAGTCATATACATAACCCTCCACCATACTATGTTCACTTATTATTAAATCCGTGTCATACTCTTTACAACTGCTCTCTAGGCGAGCAGCGAGATTAACAGCGTCCCCGAGAACACTATAATCAAAACGACTATCACTACCCATATTACCGACAACACACGGTCCTGTATTGATTCCGACTCCAGTATGGATTTCAGGGCTTTCTTCATTCCTGAGTGCATTATTCAACTCCTCAAGAGCTTCTCTCATTTCAAGAGCTGCTGCTGTAGCCTTTCTTGCGTGGTCTTCCACATCTAAGGGAGCATTCCAAAAGGCCATAATGCAATCCCCCATGTACTTATCAATAGTTCCCTCATGTTTCATAATGATGTCACTCTGATTCGTTAAAAATCGATTAACCAGTTCCACTAATTTTTGTGGATCCGACTGGTAAAATTCCGAGATTGGGGTAAATCCCCGAATATCAGAAAATAAGAAAGTTAGTTGTTTCGTCGACCCACCCAATCTCAGTAATGATGGGTCTTTTTGGAGTGCTTCAACCTGGTGAGGACTAACATAGGTCCCAAATTGTTGTTTGATCTGTAATCTCAACAAGTATTGAGTAATAAAACTACGGAATTGTACAATACTCCAGAATAAAAACAGGATAACTAGCGTGCCAGAAACGTCAAACAAGTAGGAAGATTCAACAAGCTTCCAAGAAGTGTAACCAAGTCCTCCTAATAGTGATAAAATGACGGGTAAGCTAAGATATATGTTACTAGCTACGAGCATAATAAGTACCATTCCGATAAGTAGTGTGCCTAGTTCTGCTAAAAAGCTCCAAGAAGGCTGTGAAAGTGGTGTTCCACTAATTAAAGTATTAAGTACAGTTGCTTGAACTTCATGGGGATACTTTGGTCCGCCTGGAGTTGCCACAAGGGGAGCCACTCCCTCTGCAGTCACACCAAATATTACAAATGGTGCCGGGATTGGCTCTCTCATGAACTCTGAAGCTGTTTGTCTATGAAACTTTGTGTTCCAATTTGCAAAGACTAGTCCGTTTTCGTTAGTAGGAAGCTTACCATACGCTGGTATACGTACCCACTCGACTCCAGTCTCTTCTGTTTTTATTTGGTAGCTTGGGTCTCCAACTGCTAGTCTCAACATCTCTAGTGAAAAACTCGGATATATCTTATTTTCGCTTGCGATTACGAGAGGAAGCCTTCTTACGACTCCGTCTAGCTCTGGATTTGTGCTTATTAGCCCTACTCCGTAACTGTTTAGTTCTGATCTTAAAATTCCTGGGTAATTGTATAGCCATTCTGATGGATTTCCATTGCCCAACTGCGCCGTACCGACGTGTGGGCCTTGCTCAAAAGTTTGCGTGCTACCTATAAAGGATAAAACAGTAGGAAACTGATTGAGTGTCATTTGAAATTCTGTATCGTAGCCGTGTATATCTTTATCTGGAAAAGCTACGGTAATTCCAGGTACTCCTTGTGTTCTTTTTATTGCTTGGGAGTAAAAATTTCTAGGTAAAGGGTAACCTCCATAAGCTTTTACTAGTTCTTCATCTATATCTACGAGTAATATTGCTTCGTCTTGTACAGTATCTCGACTCATAATTAAAGCGTCTAGAGATTTAAGTTCTAGGATTTGAAAGGGATAAGGATTCCAGATAAAAAGAGCTGCGAGAGCAGCTGCTAGTAGTAAATTGATTTTCATTTTAAAACCTTTTGTAATAATAGAAACCGTTATGGGTAACAACTAAACCTTGAACACCGTTTAACCATCTCAAAGCTTTAGTTCTCTGATTTGGAGATTGTTCTAACATTTGATATATGATTAGATTACCCACGATTTTAAGAGCAACTACTTCTCCTTTTTTGGGTCTTTTTCCTAATAATGGATTTCTTTCAACGATAGGACAATGTGGTTGTTTCTGACAATCTATCATTACGAATGCTTGATATGTGTCGATTGCAGATAATGTTAGATATGATTTCCAAAGTTTTTGGTCATACTCTGACCAATCTTTAGATTTTGCTTGAAGCATTTCACAGCTCCCTGCTGCTAATAATAATATAGTGGCTAGTAGTATCTTTAACATTATTCTTGGGTTACTGTTACTGTACAGCCACCAACGGTTACACAGTTTTGTGTAAGTGTATAAGTCTGATTACTAGAGCTATCTTGTATAAGATTTAAAGTAGTAGGACGACTGCCTTGTAAAGTTATACTAGCATTATGACTGCCTCCACCCTTTTGTTCTATGTTTGCTACTGAACCGTCTTGAGTTCCATAATACCATACATGAGAATAACTACTGCCGCCATCTTCTTGTCTAATATCGTGGTCTACATCGTCTGTATGAATATCTAGGTAGTGTGTATGAGTACCATTTTGATAAATATCTACATCATTATCATTTCCCCAAACGTGACCTCCGTAAGTAGCACCATCGTGTTGTTCTATATTTAGATTATTTCCTGTGCCATCAATATCACCACCCCATGATTTACCTGAGCCCCAATAAGGAACCCAAGATACCTTGTTTCCAGCACCATATTGTTTTAATATAATAGTATTATCACTATGTGCAAAAGAAAAGTCTACTTCATTATTATGGCCTATTTGATCTATAGTAAGGGTTATATCGTCACCGCCGTTACCGACTTGGTCAACATGTATATGGTTATCCCCAGCTTGTAATTCTGCCATAAAGAAGAATAGTGCTATAATGACTAGTATTAAAGTGAGTTTGATATACCAAGGCTTTTTCTTTTTACCATAGGCTCTAGCTCTATCATAGGCTCCGCTTTTCTCCCCAATACGATTTGCCCAATAATCTGGGTCTAGCCATTCTTTTAATTTTATTAACGGATAGAATATAAAAGTTAATACTTTATGTGCTTTAGTATTTTTAATTAGAATACTTAATACGACTGCAAGTAGTAATGTGCCGCCTGCAAGTAAATTTATAATTGTGTCTTCACTCATTAGTTTGTTTGCCTTATTATTATACTTATTGATTCGCCGTCTCCGACAGTAATCAAACTTTCTTTTTCATCAGTCAAAGTATTGATTGTAGCATTTGCGTCTGCTCTTAGTCTTATACTGATGATTCCTGTTACTTCTCTATAGAACCAAATTTTTCCGCTATCTTCTATTATCGTTTGATATTGAGTATCCTTATCAAAACCTGGTACTGTTCCTACAATGTCCGCAGAGCCAAAACCTCCTGTACTTTTCTTTCTACTAAGTAGGTCTGCTTCTTCTATAATCTGTAATAAATCTTGTAAAAAATCTACATCTAAGAGATCTCTATCTAATTCTGTGTACTCTAGTTCATTATCATCTAAGTAGTCTGTCTCTAGCTCATTAAACTCTAGAAAATCAGCCGCTAGAATATTGCTTGAACTATTTTCGTTGTTTTGTTCATCAACAACCTGTTGAATTTCTGTCGGTGCGCTGACAATGAACATGTTATCTATCATTCCAACAGTAATGTTGGTTATTGTTACAGGCCTAGCTGGCATAGATGCGATAGTACTTACCATCGTTGCTTGGTAAGCTTGATCTAAAGTTACTGTTCCAGCTTCGTTAGTAACTGTTATTTCTCCTGATGCGTTTCCATTTGCATCTGGAAGTAGAATTACTAAGCTTCTGCCTAGTTCATCTATAGTTGTTGTAAAATCTGTGCCTCTTATACCAATACTCGCTGTAGGCGTTTGTATATCGATATTGGCTTTATTAACTAGTCCAAGTTTTCCTGAAGTGAAACGGGCTGTTCCCATTGCAAACTTCATAACCATCTTAGACTTAGAAGGGTCAGGGTCATAGATTACTTCATCAATTAAAACTTTTGAATGTTCTGTCAATCTTAAATTGGAGTCATCTAAAAAGTTGACAGCGACACGTCCGTTACCTGTATTTAGTGTGTCATACAATAGTATGCCATCACCAACCGAAGCATCGAACGTATCGGTCTGTCTTTTGATGTTGCCTACCCCAGTTTGTTCAAATATATTGCCTATATCTGAAGCAAAAGCCAAAGCAGGAATAAATAAACTAATCGCTAGTATCTTTCTGGTTAATTGTAACAACTGCATCGTCAGAATCAATCTCCATGTCTATAATACCTGAACAAGATGTTACACCTTGTGGACAAGTACCTGAGGATTGAACGATGTCAAAATTGCCATCATCACCGTCATGCTCTATAATCAAGATTTGATCGGCGTCCTTTTGTTGCGTATTAAAATCATTACCGTCACCTACGAGTTCTAATTCCCACTTGTTATTATCAGAATCAAATACCTGTGTAAAGATATTTGTATTACCAGTAGTAATAGTTAAATCATAATTTAAGCTTTCTGACGATGCAGCACCGCCTAAATCAAAATCCCATTCGTTTGAATCCCCTGTAATTTCTAAATCTAAATCTAGACTATCAGCAGAACCTGATGCGCCAATGTTCCAATCAAAGATATTGCTATCTCCTGTGAACTTCATATCTATAGCAGAACTATCCAATATGATTGGGCCGAATAGTTGGTTTCCATTACCTAGCTGGTCCAAATTAAAAGTTATGTTACTACCTGTGATTATCATATCAGTAGCACAAGCGCCACTAGATATAGTTCCACAGAATTTGTTACCATAACCAACTTGGTCAATTGTTAATACAAGTGTGTCTCCTTCCTGTTCGAGAAAAATCTCGTTATCAGAAGAAGAAGCGAACACAGTTCCAGCAGAAAGTAATAAAACGAATAGTATGCTATTTAATTTCTTCACTTTCATCTCCCTTTGGTTCCTGGATATTCCAGTAACCCCTTTCGTCGCCTTGAATAATGACGGCGACTACTGCAGCCTCTATAGCTGCACGGGTCGCAACAGTAACGCTTTCGTTCTCTGCAACTCCGTCTTCTATTTCTATTAGTTGAGTGTCCATGTCGACAAACTTAAATACGTCGAATCCTCCACCAACTGATAGTATAGTCTTTTTCGTTTGAACATTAAGTAGTATTTCTCCTGTAAGAGTACTAATTCCACGTAAGCTTACAGTAACCACATCTCTTCTATAAGATTGTTGTGCTCCTACTCCTAATGTTCTTGCACCTCTACCACCGCTTTCTATATTAGTGTCATATCCTATGATACCACCTTCAAATATAATTCCTGCGAATAGTAAGGGCTGAATTCCTTTATCTTTTGTTTCTTCATTGTCCTCTCTAGTACTTCTAACAATCTGTCTTTCTCGTACTAAATGGTCAATTCCATTTCTTTCGACCACACGAAACCACTTACCGCCTGCGGCAGTTTTTAGTGCGTCGATTAGTAATTCGGTAGAGCCTTGTGTAACTGCAGTACTGAAGTCTGCTAAGCTGTCTCTACGCTTTCTTTGACCAGTAAGGTCTTTGAAGTTGTAAACTGCCACCACCGGCATCTTTTCTGCTGGTGGGAAGTTTAAAAGCTGTTCATAAGTAGGTAATTGAATTATTTCAGGTTGTTCTATACATTCACCAAATTCTTTGGCAATTCTTGTAGTACAACTGTCATTGGGCATAGGTACAGACGCGCAGCCTGTAACTAGCAATAAGGCAATGACTCCTAAAAACCTCACTAGAAGCCTCCGGTGCCTATCGGAATGTCTATTGTGGTAGTACTTCCGTCCTCCGCGGTAATTGTCAGTCTGATAATGTCTGTGCAGACACCATCTTCAGTACAGCTTTCTGTTCTTTGATATGTGATGTTGTTTCCTTCTAGCATGAAGGAACCGAATGAGGAAGCCTCTTCATTGCCGAACATGTTATCTACTAATTGCTTAGATAACTGGGCAAATATTCTTGATTCGAGGTTTCTTATAAATTTTGCAAGTGTAGTATTTTCTTCGGCTCGCTGTGCAGCTTTTAGTGCCGATTCGATATCATCTTGTATCTTATCCCTACGAGATTTCTCTTGGTTTTCGATAGTAAGATAATGCGCGGAAGTGCCTATTCCACTAAAGGAAGGATTTTTAAAGCCTTGTACTATTTCATCTGCTACTGCTAGGTTTACTAGTAGTAGACTCATTACTCCTATTAAGTATTTCATTTTCTTTTATCTGTAGCACCGTGTCTATCTTCTCTTGTAGACGAATAATATCATTATCAAGCATTCTTACTTGATCAATCAATTTAATCAGAGCCATATGCTGGCTTCCGACCGCTGGATTTATTACAGTTTGGATTGCATTCCATATGTAATAAACAAAGTACCCAAGTGATACCATCATCACGATTGGGAAACCAAATTCGGCGATTAGTTGCGCTACATTTCCCATCTAATCCCTCCGTACATCAATAGTGCCATCTTCAACAAAATTCTCTGCTCTGGCAATTCTATCTAAATCTGGTTTTAATCCTAGTGCTGCACTTACTGCAGTATCTAGCTTTATGACATCGTTGTTAATTGTCTTTACTCTTGTAGTTAATGATTTTGCGAAGCTTTCTAATAGTTTAACTTTATTTACTGTATCCTCGATTTTTTGTTTCATTATTATGAACAAAAACCAGAGCATTACTAAAGCTCCTGCTATTGGCGCTCCTACCTCTGCAATTAACTTGAAGACGTCCATTAGAATACTGCACTAACGCCACATCCACATCTGTTTCGTTCGTTAGGGTTACGAAAAGTAAATTCTTCATTGATTCCCTCTACTTTCCAATCTAATGTTGCCCCATCAATCATGGGTAAACTTAATCTATCTATAGCGATCTTGAACTTAACAAAGTCAAGGATATAATCGTCCAACTGAATAGTATCGTCCAAATAAGCAAAGCTATACTCGAACCCAGCACAACCACCTGGCTTAAGCGCAATGCGTACTCCACCATGGGATTCGGATCGTTCCAATAACTTTTCATATGCTTCGTCCGTTACTTCAATCATAAATCATATATCTCCTCAGGATCTCTTAGTTCATAATCCCTATTCATATAATTATGTTGGCTATGCTCTTTCTTCTGTTCCCAATCTTCAATTGCCTTTGCTATAGCACTCTCTGCCAATATACTGCAATGAATCTTAATTGGCGGCAAATCAAGGGCTTTTGCTATTTCTTTGTCTTCAATTAGTTTCGCTTCTTCTAGTGTTTTTCCGATTAACATTTCTACAAACATAGTAGAGGACGCTATCGCACTTCCACAACCATAAGTCTTAAACTTGACATCTAGTATTCTATCGTCATCGTCTAGCTTTAGGTCTAGTTTCATTACGTCTCCACACGCAGGTGCTCCTACCATGCCACTTGCAACCATAGGGTCTTTTGGATCAAATCTACCCACAGCATACTTGTCTGGGTTATTCAATACATTTTCAAATCTTTCAACTACTTCTTTTGAGTATGCCACATTTGCTCCTTACTTCTTCATAGCTTTCTCCAAATGAAAAGCTAATTATAAACCTATCTTCTGTACACGCCTTTACACCGTGCATCCTTGTAGTGTCAAGTAGAAACTGCCCATATAAATAATCAACATTCTCAACCGTAATGGGTGAGAATACCCGATTATAAACAAAGTTCATACATGACTTCGTTTTAAAATCAATATGAGGTTTCAACTCATTCCCCGCTTTTAACAAATAAATCCTTACCAATGGTTTCAGCGGTTTCGCGATATTTTTTGCGAGATTTTCAATATAACCTGTTGGGTCATAGTTGCCAAGGTTATCAGACCTCCATAAATGTTGTCCTTTTAAGACATACCAATTATCAAATAATTTCGCTTGCTCTTTAGGATCACTCCCAAGTCTTTCATAAGCTTTAGAGTATTCTCCGAAGCCTCCGGTTAAAGTATCCGTCATAGGCGTCATATTTTTCAATATGTCATTTACAGGAATTTTATCCCACTCGACAGTAAATTGTAACTGACTACACCCAACCATCTTTCTGTAATCTGTTAAGTATATCCGAATATTCGTTATCATAGAAAGCTACTTGTAAAGTAATTCTATCTCGGGTATGTACGGGTACGCTATGTTTAACCGTACTGTCAAATACAAATCTGTCAAAATTGTATTCTATATCTTCCACAATTATAGGGGCTCCCATCTGTTTACTAAAATTTATTCCACACTTTCTAATTATATCGGCATGGTCAGGAATTTCTTGACCTGCTGGTAACAACATTAAGTTTATACTATTTGCTACTCCATATCCGAGTAGCGTATTAACTTCTTCTAGTCCTCTAGGAAGGGGACTCTTGGGGCTAAATCGGGCTTGTTTATAATGTGACCATCTGTCACTTTTTGTAACCCATTCGTCAATTTCTTCTTGACTTGCCCAAGGATTACTCTTTCGTACATCTTCTGGAGTCAACTTAAATTGCGTAAAATATTTTTTTAAATTACGTAAATCAATCTGACTCCAATCAGGTCTATACTTGATGGGACGTATACGTTCCATGGTATTTACCCGCTAGGACTTGGGATAATATAATCAACCCAATTCTCAGCGACGTTTTCAGCATAGCGTTCGGAGTGTTCGTAAACCTTTCTTTTTTGAAGTTTAGTGTCATCTTCATATAAGTTAACAAAAAACCCTTTAGTATTTCTCTTTATGATTGCTTTTCTATTATCTCTCGAGTACTCATGCCAAATCTGTGCCATTTTTATCCTGTAGTTGTACTAGTCGTATTACTTTTGGTATACGACCAGATTTCATTAGTTCGTGAAACCATTTTAACATAAAAACCTCTTTAGTCTTTATCGCCGATCAGTTTCTCCATTAGTTTGCCATAGTTACCTTGACCAAAAGGTAATTCATTTATCTGAATGTTGGCTTGTTGCTTAATAGGCGCTGTTTTCGCCTTCTCCATCTCGGCCATAGCCTTTATTTCGTCCATTCGCATCTTATGTGCCATCTGCAGTAGGTCAGCAACGTCTTTATTAGTATACATCTGACTTTCTTCAGCTTCTGCTAATTTTTCTTCAATTATATTATCAAGGGCGCTAGCGAGTTTAAATCGGTTTCTGTAACCAGTATCTAAGTACACTTGGTCAATGTACTGTTTTATTTCTCGTTTATTAAGATATTCGCTAACTGTGTTCTCGTCTAGTGCGAGCGCAGTGCATACCTCACTTACCGAACCAAGTTCTAGATAAGTGTTTGCGACTTCTAATCCCTCTGGACTCATTTTTACTGCAATTTGATTTTTCATAGTGTAATTATAACGTATTTATCACCTCCTTGTCAAGAAAAATTTTTAAGAGCATCATTATGATGCGCTATCTGCGTCTTTTTACAAATCTCAAAATTCCCAAAAGGTTTACGCGCGGAGGGGTCCTGAGCGACAGCGGGAGCTTGGTCTAATAACCGCCCTATCCCTAGCATAGATTTATATAATATGTCAAGAAATTTATTTTTTATTTTAGGCGACTATTTAA